CTCGATCATGACGGCCCTCCTTTCTTGGGTTAAATCCAGAGCGTGCCGTTAGATAGCTCGTACTGGAGACATTCGACAGTGCGGTAGCCTGCAATACCGTCGACTTCGAGGTCATGTCCAATGCTCTTGAGACGCTTCTGAAGAGCGGTGATAGTATCGGGGCCGATAAGACCGTCAACCTCCACGCCCAGCTTCTCCTGAAGAGCCTCGATGACCTGAGAACCCTTAGGGTTCTCATCGGTCTCCCAGCCAGTCCCTGCTCGCGTGACGAAATCCTCAACGTCGGGATCCTGACTGGAGACGATGCCGTCAGCAGGAGTGTTGAGAGAAGCCTGGAGAGCATATGTAGTTGCACGCCCCCACCAAGCATCGGTCATCGAGTTAGTGCCCTCGGAAGAGTCCTCAGATTCTTCGTCAGACCAGCTGGGGCGAAGCACGCAGTCGATGCCATAGTGTCGCTGTCGGCGGTAAACACCATTACCAGCGCTCTGCGAGCCTGCGTTAGACGGAGAGGTATTACCCTCAATCGTCTGGAGCCAGCCGTCGCCGAGATTGGCCTCAACGATGCCGACGTGATCAGTCAGACCGTCCTGATCCCAATCGAAGAGCACGACGTCTCCTCGCTGGGCATCCTCAACGGGGACCTTCGTCATGCGCGACTTCGTGACGTCGGTGTTGTAGGAGAACCCACCGATGGCATCGATCTCGCCAGCCATGTCGAAACACATGGAGACAAAACACATACACCACCAAACCGACTCGGACGGTCCGGCCAGCCAGGGCTGGCCCATCTTCTTAGCAAGCCAGCGACCTGCTTCTGAACCGGCTTCAGGGTCGTCGGGTGCATAATACCCGATGCGGTACGCGGCGTGAGAGAGAACTTCATCAATTTTGCTCAAGATCGTGTCCCTTCAAAAATCGAGCGGTCAGAATCCTCGTGCGGATCCGGCCCAGTTGGTCGTTGAGCGTCATCAGGAATATTATTCATCCTCTACTCCTTGTTCTAGCCCTACGGGCTTGGTTCATGGCCGCACGCTGAGCCGCAGAGGCGCGGGCGTCCGGCTTTTGGTTATTTTGCTTGGCCGCGGCAAGACGAATTAGCGTCAATAGACGATTTAAATTCCACTTGTCGCACTCAAATGGAATACCCAGTTGAGACATGTACCAGTAAATCAACTCACTAGTCATGGTATCTCGTGGGCCTCCGGCTGAAGGCGGATTCCATAGAACTGTCGCCGTAGCTTTGTCGGACAAATAGTCTGCTATTTTGACCTGAACGGATTGGTCGAGCCGCTTGACGAAATCTCGAGGGAGAGGGCGGTCCGACATACACTGGATGTAGTATACCAACTCTTCGCCAGTCTGTGGTGGGGTTTCTAGGAACGATCTCTTATAGACCGATTCCCACTCAGCCACCGCAGACAGTGAATGCGTTAGAGTAAGTGTACACGATTCCATTGTAACGAACGTGCTTGTTCGTTCGTCAAACCGCTCCTCCCCAGGAAGGTCCAGCTTTAACGAGATCACTGCAAGAGTGTGCGGAGCTCGTTAGGCATCACCAGGGTCGGAACGCCAGCGCCACCGTCAGCGACGCCGTACAGCTTGTTGGTGAGCTTCTTGTACTTCGCCGGGTCGAGCTTCGAAGAGTCGACCGTGACGACGGAGACCGGCTGGAAGCCTTCCACCCGGACCGGGACCGTCGAGCACTCCCAGGAGAACGAAATCGCCTCGGGAGAGTCGGAGACTGTATTGTATGCGCGCTCGGAAGGAGACGCCGTGGCGCCGTAGATGATGTGCAGCAGTTCGCCGTAAGCATCGCCCTTAGTGTCGTTACCCAGCTTCGTGCAATAGGAGAACGCGAAGCGAGTACGAGGTTGCTGACCGAGGTTAACACCCTTAACCAGCTGAGCGGTGCCGTCACAGATGGCGAACTCATCCGGATAGGTGTAAGCCTCGATCGTGAGCTTGAACGACGGAGCCGACATCAGGGTCAGGTACTTCAGGTTGTCAGCGTAGATGTCCGAGGACTCGTCGCCCTCGGGAGTTTCCGTGACAGTCTTAAGACCGTTCCAGGCAACTCCAGTACCGTATCGGTTCTGAGTGTTATCGAAGGGGAACAGAACGCCCTTGTTAACGCCAGTGTGATAGAAATGGGAGCCCTCTTCGTCCCACTTAATCTGTGCCATAGGATACCCTCCTTAAAGGTAAACCGTGAAGACGAAATGGTTCATTCCGTCGGAGATGTATGTCGTATCCAAAGACGAATACGGGATCTTGAGGATTTCGTCGATCACGTCTGGCTCTGGATCCTTGGTGATGAGAGTGACCGAGTACTCTTTAGCACCCTTGTAGGGTACGTCGGAAGCACGGTCAATTTCGATCTTCGACAAGTGGAAGACAATCGCAGGATACCCAATCTTCAGATTCTCTGGAGGTTGGAAATACACTCGGTTGTGCTGGGCCGCTTGTTGAAGTAGATGTAGGAGGTCTTTATACGTGCGCATACAGACCGCCTAGATTGATGGTAAGCCGTGGATAATTCACGCCAATGGACTGTACCTCCCATTTTGAACCCTTCCATACTACATACTTCAGGGCCTCTAAATTGGTCTTGATCTTGGTGTCTATCAGAACGCTGATCTCGTTGGTGAGACGGAGGTCAGTGTTGACCGAGGCGTTGTTATCGTTCCTGACCCAGAGACTACGAATAGTCCCCTTCGCCGGAAATTCAACAATATTCTCGAGCCAAACACCTTCCTCTGTCTCCTGAGTCGTCACGAAACCCAGCTTACCGCTGAATCGTGACATTGGATCATGCCTTCTTGCGCGAGATCGTAAGAGCCGAGTACGGAGCAGTCAGCGAGCCCGACATACGCGTTTCGGCAAGGTATTTGTACTGGTTGAAGTCGAGATCGAAAGTCTCGGCCATGCCGAGCTCCGCACCTGCGTTAGAACCAATTGTGTAATCCTTGAGGTCCACGACGATCGCCAGCAGCTCGTGGTTCGCGCCCTTGATCTCGTGCTCAAAGCCATCGAACTGGGGGACCGTGACGATCTTGGAGACTCCGAGAGCGCCGGCGAGCGAAGCCTCGGTCTCGTAGAGACGGCGACCATTCTTGTCCTTCAGGAGGAGCATCTTGACTAGACGCTTCTTCGAGATGAACAGGGTCGGCGAGCCGGAGCCCTCGAGATCCGCGGACGCCATGACGATGTCATCAACAAGCGTCTCATCGGTGGTGTTGGCCTCAAGCGACTTGTGAATCGCGTAGAGATCGTTCTCCTTGAGAATGGGGCGGATCGCCTCGTCATCAACACGGTCGGGGTCGGTCATCTGGCGGCCATCACCAATGAGGATGGCCCGAGCGATTTCCTCGCTGAGCTTACCCTTCATCTCGGCCTTGAGCCAGGCGACGACGTTGAAGTCGGTGATGTCCACAATGTCATCGCGGTCCAGTCGTTGCTTCTTGTAGATCGTGGTGGGCGAGGTGATACGGGTCAAAAGCTTGATGACCTCATCGGTCTTCTTCTGAGCCTTCTTGGCGTAACCCTTCGCCCTTGCTTTGTCGTCACGGATGTCCGCAAAGACAGACTTGATGCGAGCGAATGGCGAGTGCTTCGTGCCGTTCATGACAACCGAGACCCAAGACTGGTCGCGATCGATAAAGGTTGGCTCGTCAGTAATGGCCTTGGCGTCAGGGAACAGGTAGCCGATGTTCTCGATACCGTAGTCAGCGTGCTTAAGCTCCTCGAGCAGGGTGGAGTTGTTTCGCTTGGCCGTCGCAACGAGCTCAGCGAAATCTGCGTGGGACAGCACATTCTCAGGAGCCTTGTCCCCTTCAAAGACGTTATGCTTCATGTCGTCTCCTTCATTGTTTTCTTCGTCGGTGTCTTCGGAGTCTTCAGACTCCCTGTCAATAGCGGCTGCGATCAGGTAATTGACCGCCTCCATCTGCTCCTCGGAGAGAGTCGAAAGAATCTCTCCGATGGTCTTGTCTCCGTTTGGAGACTCGTCTTCGGAGTCTTCGGAATCCTCAGACCCTTCGAAGTCTTCGTGAACGGCATCGCCATCACCCATTTTGATGATCGCCGAATAGCCTTCGCCGTCGCCGTGAGCCATAGACACGTTCTCAATGGTCGCCTTGGGGTTCGCGCCCTTCAGCACCAGAGAGACCTCGACGATGTTGCCATGCTTGACAACATTGCCGTCCTGCTTCAAGTGATTGGCAAAGATCGACATGGCGGTGACGTCACCGTGTTCAATTAGTTCGCGAGCATGATCTGCCTGAGCAGATCCGTTGAAGAAACCGTAGGCGTAAACACCCTCAGGCTTCTTCTCGAGCTGAGCGTGGCCGAGCACATTGGTCACATTATCGTGGCCGTGCTGCCAAACGAGGGGGACAACTGCCCCGTCGTTCTGTTCAAATGCCTGATGAGCAATAACTCGCCCATCGGAACACCTAACTCCGGCCACAGTCGCCCAGCCGTCAAAGTCTGCGACTTCATCCGGCGCTGTCATTTTGAACCTCCTGGTTGGAACGTTGTTCCGCGTTTGCGGAACTCGTGTATGGGTTCGCCAGCTGATCCGCCTTGGGATCGGTGGATTGCGGCAAACCGATGATGCTTCGGATTTCGTTCGGCGTCATCACCTGGTTGGTGATGAACGTCTGCGCCATGGATGCAATCGAGTCCAGTGACGTGGCCGCGAATGGATCCCTCACGTAGATAATCCGCTGGCCCTGCGACCTAGCGGTCTTCGTCAAGAAGACCATTGTCGCAGACTTTGTGATAGTGTCGAGAATCGGCTTGACTGTCCTGTTGTAATAGGACAAGTTGGTTTCAGCATCAGCCGTGCCGTTAAACACACTCTCAGTAAAACCGAGAGCGTTGTACAACTGTTCAGACAGGTATTTCACCTGATCAAGCAGATTATTCTCAACCGGACGGTTGAGCTGCGTGATTTTCTCAGCACCATCGACGTATGCCACGCCGATCTCCGAATTTCGGAGCTGCTGTTCAATTGCCTCACGCCGAGTCTCAGCTTGCTGCTGCCGAAGTTCGCCTCGAACTGAGTATGGAAGCTGGATGATCAGATCCAACTTCTTACCGAGAGCAGAATTGTCGATCGCGTCAAGCGCGTCTAATTTTCGAGCTAGTCGATTCGCCAACGAGTTGTTACTGGCTGTGACATCATATAGGGGACTGTATACGATTGCTGCGGAATTCTTGGAAATTCGAATAGTTTCCCGTTTTCCACTACGATCGTTATACAGATTCACGTCAACTGAGTCTGTGTACCAAGACTCGACCCGTCCAACTCGAAGAGACAAGACATCGAATGAGCCTTCCTCGTTCAGAGCGGTGTCAGTGTCGACTGGAATCAGAGCTGCGCTACCGGTTTCGAGCATCGTGTAGACAAGCTCGTAGATCAGAGCGTTCGAGGTCTGATCGATGTTTGCCATCAGAGACAAGCATTCGTTCAGAGACGAATCCCTCTCACTGTCATACCTACCATTTTGATCTACTTTTACATGGCGAATTGGAGTGTTCGCCACGTCCAAAGCAATCTTGTTGTAGAGTGTTTGGACTAGGTTTGTAGAGCCAAATGACCTGTAGCTTGGCCGGTATTCGCTGTAATTACTACGCGCATATCGTTCCGGGCGATCGTGTGCGAACACATTCCACGCCCGCGCCAACCGTGACATAATACCCATAGTACCTCCTCTCGTTAGTTGAAATCGTCGAGTTGGTTTTTGTAGGCTACCCAGGCGTCTATCAAGGCAGCCACACTGTCAATCTTGAGATCCATTCGTTTCTTCAAGATTTTCCTGTTGCCGTTAGTGTCCTCAAGGGTGATGGTGTTGCCCATTGCCCATGAGAATAGCTCCTGATCGAAGATGAGTCTTCGGTCTTCAGCCAGACTCTTGAGTTCACCCAACGGAACCGACTCGGTGCGTGCGCCCTGAATGACCTTGTAGATGCCGTAGGGTCCGTTATCAGTCGCCCAGCGTTCCACGAATTCTCGAGCATTGTACGGGTCGTACCCGAATGCTCGAACGTCGTACTCAGACCTGAGAATGTATTCGTCGAGGTCTGTGTAGACCTCGATCATGTCGAGAATAGTCCCGTCCATCACTTGGAGGGAACCTTCTCGGATGAAAGACTCATACTTAGCACGGCCTGCCGCCGGCAATTTGTCGAACGTTCGCGTCGTGATGTACGCGCGAGTCTTAATACCGAAGTCGCCAGTCGACAGAGGGAACAGGAACGTAAAAGCACAGAAGTCATCGCCTTGCGATAGGTCCGCACCCATAGCACAAGGCATCTGCCAGAACTCTCTTGGGTTGTGAGGAATAGTCTCTTCGTACTTGAAGAAGTATGTGTATCCCTCACACGGGATGCCGAACCTTTTCGCAAGAATGTCATTCCTTGCAGACGGAACATTCTCAGCCCTAGCGACGTCTCGTTGGTATGTGTCATAAGACACAGTCTTCCCGAGGTTAGGTTGTGCCTTAAGCCACATGTTTGGATCCCCGACCTCACTCACGTCGTCTAGTCGGTAATACCAGATCGACGTGTGGGGGTCATAATACTCGCCCTTAAGGATCGAAAGTAATTCCATTTTGATGGAATCGCCGACCCCGTTTCGGACGGTGCCTTCGGACGAGACAGCAAGGATCACCCAGTCGTTGAGTTTAGACGCACCCTGCTCAAGAGCAGCGATGACGTTCTGCCGGACATCTCCAGACAGCCACTCATCGATTGTGTTCACCTTAGATCGCAAGCCCTGAAGCTTGTCGACATTCATCGGGCGAACCTCGAGAAGAGAGTTCGTCGAGAAGTTCTCAACCCCCTTCTTAGTTGGGGTGAGCAAAGACCGATTAACCTTCATCCCTACTGTTGCGTGAACGGTGCCCGCTGACAGGAACTTGAACAGAGGTCCCCGACTGCGCGCGATAGCAGTCTTAATAGGGGACAGTGTTTCCTCAGCCTGCGGCATAGTGGGCGCCGTGGCTATTTGGTGTGTTGTCGTGGGGTCGATTGTCAGGAAGTAAGCGTGAATAAACGCCATATACATAGACTTGGCACCACCGCGCGCGACAACAAGGTATTGCTTGTTGACCAATCGTCTCTTGACGTCGACTTGAACATACCTACCGTTATGCCCCGTTTCGTCAGGAATGAACTTTGTCACTCTTTCGAAGTAGAACCACGAAAGAAGTGATTCAGCCCATAGCTTGAATGAATCTAGCAGGGTTAGATCGCTACCGTCAACAAGAGTCATTTCGTTCTCACAGAACGCGATGAATCCATCGATAGCCTTATCGTCGTAGTAATATCTTGGATTCGCTATAAGGTCGTCAATCCGGTTCATCTCCATCTCGATTGTATGGGATACCGGGATTTCACCTTTGAGAACTTTGTCGCGAAATTGGGCGTAATACTTTGGTGTGGCAGT